GAAGTCTTTGGCTAGTGCTTCTATACCTGTGCCGGCAGTAGGAAAGTCTGCTTTGGCACGAGAAATAGCTCGTTGCAAACCTACGTCTTTTACTTCAGGTTCTTCTTTTTTTTTATCGGCTTCTGCTATGCCTTGCTCATTGTCACTGGTCTTTAACTGACTGCGTAATTGGTCAGCCATCTTCAAGTGATGCTGTTGCTTAAGGTCTTTGGATTTCTTAGCGGCTTTTTCGTGTGCTGTAATCTGTGCCCATAGAGTATTTTGTTTACGCTCGTCGGCACCTTCATTCATTTGATCAACTACATGCTTCAAGTCAGCCAGTGCTTCCTTCTTAGTAGCATAACCACTATACCAAGTATTGGTTTCATAGTGCTTCATGTAATAAGGACCTTGGCCGGGACTTGGATCATGGTCCAAACCAATTTCGCCCACAGCACGGCCATTCTTGTGAACAATCTTTGGTGAGCCCACTGTCATGTCGCTCATGCGATTGCCCGCTCTAGGCTTACTCTTTTTAGGCATACTAGATGAACGAACACCAGTGTGCATGTTAATATAGTCGCCACTTGGAGTTCTAGTCCATTCACCTGCTTCCGCCACACCTTGATCTTCTGCTGCGGATTCTAATTCATCAAGAATTATCTGTAATTCTTGGGGATCTACTTCGGCAATGATTGAGTCCAAGTCGCCTTCGTATTCGTCCCAGTATTGTGCAAATATAGGGCTGTCGTAATATGCAAATTCCACAGCGTCGTCGCCTTGGTTATAAATCCGTTGATACGCTGCCTTAATGCGGCTACCAATGTCGCCTGCGCCCTCTCCTAGGCCACGACTGCGTAAACTCTTTTCGTAGTAAGATTCGTCGTCGCTGTAATCAGGTTCATCATCGGGCATATCAAAGTCATCATCATAAGCAGGTTTACGCTTGCCACGAACTGCTGCATAATAATCTTCGTCGCTGTCAAAATCGTGTGGGTTGACTTCATTTAACTTTTTCTTGTTGAAATCATCTTCAAATAATTGTGTGAATAACATCTGTGTGTTCTTTCTTATGCTTCGTCAATGTAATCTGCAGATTGATCTTGCTGGCGGCAACGTGCTTGATACATTTCCAGTGCCATGTTGGCGTGATCTAAATTGCGGAAGCGACTCGGTAAACGTCGGTTGCCATGTCGGATTTCGAACCCAGTGTGTTCGTCACCGTGTATTTCACAAACACGACCATCTTCCAGTGTGATTGTTTTTACTGGTGCAGCAGGTTGAGCAGCGTAAGTGGGCTCTTGAATTGATGCAGCAGGAGTATCAGGAGCTGCGGGTTCCTGTGTGGGATCTTCTTCCAGTTCCACTGAGCTAGGAACAATATCTCGATCTGCGGCTTTCTTACCAATGCCCTTGTCAGCAGGACGGTCTCCGATGTCGCGATCTTTTTTCTTGCCAACAGCATCTTCCACTGAATCCAAATAATCAATAAAACTCTTCTTAACCTTGTCCAACAACTGCTCTTCATTGGCAATGGCTTCTTCGATTGGTTCTTCAAGTTTTTCTTCACTCTCGGCGCCAACAAAGTAACCTTTGGTCACTGCTTTTTTGTTGGGATCACCGCCCAAAATAGGACCGCCTTTGCTGGGCTTGAACAGTGCAGGCAATTGATGCACTGACCGTTGCTGTGGATTTTGACTGCCCGACGGTTGTGTAGGAGTTATGCGTCCTTCCAATACAGCAAGTCTTTTAACAATGTCGTGAATGGGATCGGTCATGATTATGCTCTCTGGTCTTTCAAGAAACTTCTCAACTGCCAACCATGTTTGCCATGAGCATCGATACGCTCGGCAATGAAGTTGGCAATGCCTTGTTGATTTTCTGCTTCAGCAGCAGCAAAGCATTCATTAAGTAATTCTATCATTTGACCATTGTTGGCCAACAATTCTTCAATCATGAGTCGTGCTCTGGGCACTTTGGTCTGTCCGGATATTGCACTCAATTCCAAGAAACGCTCAAAGCTACCAGGAGTGTAGTCGTCCAGTGTGCGGATATACTCAGCGGTCTTGTCTATGGAGTTGTCGTAGACTTCGTTGTAAAGATCGCCGAAAAACTCATGCAGCTGAGCAAAGTCTGGGCCCTCCACGTTCCAGTGGAAGAACTGTGCTTTTACCACAAAAGCATATTCAGTTGCTAATAGAGTTTTTAAATTGTCCGCGAGCATTTTGTTTAAACCTTTTTATTTCCTTGGGCGTGTTAGGCGTAGGGTCTGTTGTATATTTACCTGCTAACATATTAGCACCATTTCTTGACACCATGCCCATGGGCTGTGCTACCACAGCAACGCTGCCTGAGGTAGTTGCACCCATGGATTCTGCAATTTCACGCCAACGCATTTCTAATCCTTAGTATATTCCCGCCTTTGATTGAGCCAGGACCATAATCGACCCTGACGTTTTCCATGCGCAAATGTGCCAACGCTGGAGGCACAAGTTCACAATGTATTTTGTAATTGCCTTCGGGCGCTTCAATTTGCAACATTTCTTCTAGATATGAATCAGAGAAATTATAGGTGCGTTCAGTGAACAGTTCGTCATTGACATAGACGCGATAGTCAGGTGCCTGCCCTTGCCAGTCGCAATGCACATCAAATAAAACTCTAACAAAATGCCGGGTCATGAATATATTTAGTTATTATATTCAAGCCCGGCAGTGAGTGATGTCAAAGATTTATCAGCAGTTCCAGCGTCTACGTGCTTTGCAAATGGCCTTGTCTGGCGTTTTTGCACAGCTGATGTTGTGCATTTTCATTTGTCCACGACTGCGGCTGCAATAGCTCTTGCGGCGTTTGCTGGCTTTGCTGCCTTTTTTAAGTTTGCTTGGCTTTGTGGTCACAGCAGTTTGCAATTTTGAACCTGGATGCTCACGACGATATGCTTTCACGGCCTTGCGACTCATGCCATCTGTTTTATCACGTTTGTTGGCCTTTTGCCAATCTTCGTTCAACTGTGATGTAACAGCAAACGCATACAGCTCATCTTCTGTGAGACTTTCCAAGTCTGTCCACACTGCGTCAGCATCCACACCGTTGTGTGCAGCAATGCTTTCGATAATGCGTTCAATCAAATCAAATTCCTCAGCAAGCTGACGCTCTTCTTCGGATCTCATGTAGTCCCAGACATTGACCAACATGGATTTGGCCACAGCAATTTTTTCTTGGCACCATTCTGGCAAGTTGTCACCAGGTTGTATAATATCGTCAATGCCTTGAACAGCACGTTTCAGCGTTTCAAGATTGTTGTCGGCCATGCCGGCTTCGTCATCATACTCACCGTTGTAGTCGCCATCGTCGATGTGCTCTGACATTTTCTTTGGCTTGTCACCCTTTTTCTTCATTGCAATAGCAATGGCAGCTTGTTGAGCTGGGTTTGCTGCTTCGGCCACAACTTGATTGATTTTCATATCTTGTCCTTCGTTCTTTGATTTATTGCCCCAGTTCTTGGCGCCTTTTTTACGGCACTGAACCAGTGCGCCTGATGCATAGGCACTGGGCCATACTTTGTAGCGACTTTTGACTTTGTAATAACAAGCGTCTTGTTTTTCATTGATCATCAACTCACTGAACATGGGTCCGCCGCATTCAGGACATTGTTGAACATCTTCATTCTTTACACAGTTAGGCACTGTTTTGCCAAATAACTCTTTGTTGCCTTCCTTGTGATAGCCATCCCAGCACTTTTCATCTATTTGCTGTTCATTGGTTTTCTTTTTAGTAGCAACGTTTTTAGCAGGACCTCTGCGTTCTGGATTGGGGTCTTCCCTACGCTTACGAGCCGCGGCGCTAGCACGACCTTTTTTGCCCAAGGCATGTGCTTTTGATTGTGGCAAACACTTGGGTTTGCCTTCTGAATCTGAACCTCGAGCACAGTCACCACGAATCTTGCCATCTGGGCCAAAACGCACCCACTTTTCTTTGAACCACTTGCGTAGATCTTCGTTGACGTGTGTGCAGTTGCAAGGAGTTTGACCACATACTGGGCAAGCATCCTTGGATAAAAATTCGTGTGCTCTCATAATATTCTATTTATTTGACTTGTTTAACGCTGCCAATATGCCAATCTTCCACACCATACTGTGCTTTCATTAACTGGCGTGCATGGTTGGCATTGTCTGCTGTGACAGTGACGTCAATACGGCCAACATAGTGCGGGTGCTGAATACGCACCGCGGCAGTCCACAGCAAACTTTTACGCTTTGGCACTATGTCGCGGCTTTTCATCGTATAGGGCCACCTTCTACCCAAGCATCACAGGTGCGTTTGGCAGCACATTTGAATTTCAAAAACTTACAATAACCCAAGTGTCCGGCATCAATGGTGGCCATGGGGTCAGATCCAGGTTCTGCACCAATACCTCGGGCAATGCAGTCCATCATGTCGTCGCTCATGTCAAAGGCAGCACAGTTGCCACAACGTGCTGATTTAGCGTCATCTGGGTCGCTCATGTTCCATTCGTCGGCCTTGGCTTGCCAGAATTCTTCATTGGGTGCGTTGGGATCCAGCGGTCCATAGCGATATTCGTCAATGGCTTTTTGACGATTTTTCAAGTTCAGTTCAATGCTTTGTGTAGCAGGAGGACAGCCTTTTTCCATGGCTTCAATCAAATTGATGTAATTTCGTAATATCATTTTTTCTTCCCGCCTTTCATGTTGGCACACCAGTGGTACATACGGCCTTTTTCTCCACCGTATTTACGAGCCTTGGCACGTAGATCACTCACACTTCCTTTGCAACTTGCGCCTGCACGTTTTACACGCCCAGGACGGCTTTTGCCCCGGACTTTGCCATCAGCAAAGTTTTCAGTTAAAGAAAGACTGGCTACAGGAATTATACCATGATACTCCAGCGTATCTCCTGAGTTGTCCTGCACATTTTGGTCCACAAATAGTCGAGACTGATCAAGTTGGCTAGCATTAATTTTTAATACTACGATTTGATCTAGCCACTCGTCTGGCACAACATCACTAGACTCTGCGTAGCTTTCAGCAACGTCAGGATCGCGAGCTAGATACACCACGCCGGGCTTGCTATCTTCCCATTTGGCTTGAGCACGATCCCCGCCCAGGCCGTGTGCTCGAATGCTTTTTAACAGTGGGCGATAGGTAGCATGATACAACCACGTGCTATTGTCAGTATCTTCGTTCAATGAAATATTCCGCAATGCTGCTGTGACACCGGGGTGCATGGGTGCAGGCCAATCACCTGCCTCAACCCAACAGTAGTCTTGCCATTCATCGTTGGCACGTGGTTCGAACTCGTGTGGCACAATACCGAGAAACGTTACATATTTTGGATTCTCAGCTAAACGTTTTAACTTTATAGGACCCATGTAACCCGACTCTTCACCAAGCTCACGACGAGCACATTGTTCCAGTGTTTCACCTGGTTCTCTACCACCGCCCCATGCTGCCCATAATCCTGGATCATTGATCTCATTGCTACGTTGCTGTAACCCGTAACGACCTGTGTCTTGGGCATACAATACAATGCCAGCAGCGCCTTGCCCACGATCTTCCCATACATAACTGTCCTCACCTCTATGCTTGTCCCAGAATCCTCGTCCAGCATCTGTTTGGTCGAAGCTACGATTGATTGTAAATCCCTGACTCTTGATGTAGTCATACATTACTCTAGCAATGCCTTGACCTTGATACTTGTCATAAACTTCCAAATCTTTTGGATCAAGTTCCCGGCCATCCATTCCAAAGACGACATGTCCCATGGGCAGTCCAAAGTCGTTGAGTGCCTTGACAATTAACTGACCATCCTTTTCCATCATGGTAAAGGTCACACCCTCATATTCTCGAGTAGGGTATTTTTTGTATTCAGTGACAAACTCTTGTGCTCTCATAGTAATAGTTATCCCATTACTGGCAGCACTTCAACGCCGCCTACCATGTGTCGTGGATTGCGTTGCAACCATTGCATAGCTACACGGTTGGCATCTGATTGACTATTGCCTACACCACCAAAGCGATAGATTTCATTGCCGTTGGGGTCAACTACTTTCCACTCACCTGTGAACTGTTGTTGGGGTTGACCCGGAACAGTTAGTGTGCGTGGTGCTGTTGCTGGTTGTTCACCTGCTACATCAACGATACCACCTTGTGCTGCGTCTGCTGAAGGAACATTTAATACACTACGGACAGCAAACAGTTGCGGAGCACCTAGGTTAAAGTCTGCTGCATACCGAGCAATCTTGCTTTCGGCATCTTCTGGACTAGTTGCTCGGAATACAATAGGATTGCCAGCAGGTGCAGTAACAACACGACCATCGCTAATACGATACAATTCATAACTGCTGGGTTCGCCCGCTGATTGCTGTGCTGTAGTGGGTTCAATCTCACGAACTTCAACGTCGGCACGCATACGTGGATTTGACTCACGAGTCTGTGCCAAGAACTGTTCTGCTGCTTCGCGGCTTGGGAATCTGCGTAATGGAACTTCTTGACCTGCTGGGTATTCACCGGGCTCTCTAGCAAAACGGCTGGCACCGGCAACCCAAATGCCCCAGTTGCCTTGATTTTGTTGTGCCGCAGCAGCACGTTGACGTTGTAGGTCTAGTGTGCTTCCTGGAACGGGTGTTGATTCAGATTCGTCTTTTAGAGAATAATCACGTTGTCCCCAACCTTGCATTTGCACAAAGTCATGCTTGATTCCAAGAGCTTCACTGCGGTCAGCAGCATGGAAACGATGCACCACTGTGCCATCACTGTCGCGAACCACTGCATAGTTAGGAGCACCGCGAGCTGCACCAAACTGTGTCGATGGCTGCGGAGCAGCAGGAGTAATATCGCCAATTCTGCTGACTCTACCGACTTCTTCGCCGCGGGCATTTCGAACAATAACATCTGTGTTGCGTTGTTGTGCCCAGTATTGTGCTCTTCTCAACGCTGCTTGATCACTTTCGTATTCGTCGCCTGCAATCAACCCGCCGCGGGTGTCAGTTATTCTATAGATGTTGCTGCCGGGTATTTCAGGTTGTTGTGTAGTTTCGCCTTCTTTGTATGGACGCAATGGTGTGACTGTTGCTCCGGCAAGTCGATCTTCGGGAACTCCCCATTCTTCAGCAGCAACTTGTTTAGCTACTTCAGGCGATCCAGCAACAACTTCCATACGGCGGTTTGCATCCCATTGAACGTTCCACCACATCTTGCCTGCTTGTTTGCCCTTGGCCACGCTGCGTTCCAACTGTGCTTGGCGAACAAAACTCTTGAGTGCTTGCTTAGGCAATTCACCTGCGGCATAACGAGTGAAGATGTTGATCAAGTCTTTGTCACTGGCTTTCATCGCCTGTTTGAGACCAGACTTGGCTTCGCGGCCACCACCTTGTCCTGTCAGCACTTTATACAGTTTCTTTTGATACTCTTGTTTATACTTGTCGGGATCCATGGCAGCATCCAGTGTGACTACCATGCGATTGATAGTGTCAATCATTTTTTGTGGATTGTCGGCAATGATGCTTAGGTAGTCACCACCGGGTGAACGGAACTCAACACGATTGTCCTTGGTATTAATCGATGTAAATTTGTTTGTTTGCCCAGAGTGGATCAACTTTGATGCAGCAGCATTTAATTGACTCTTCATCTTGTCCAGCAACTCCTGTGCTTTTTCAGGTTTTTGTTGGACCAGTTGCTTGACTTTTTCAATAGCAGGTGCAGCGTAGCTATTGCCAATGCGATCAAATTCACGCAACACATATTCGTCGCCCAACAACAACGCGGCTTTTAAGTAGTCTAGTTTGTCTAAATCGTAGCCCGGCACTGAGATGTTGGTGTGAATTGATGTTTTATTACGCTTGCCTGTGTATACGCCATTGTCTGCCGCCCAGCTTTGGACTCGTTTCATCAAGTCAGGAACTTGTTCCAGTGGTGTAGGTGGACTTACAAATTCCAATCCAACGTCATCTGAACTGTTGCCATCTAAACTGCCATCAGGTTCGATGCTGAAACAATCGTCGGGTTTTTCGCTGCCAACCAACACCCAACCGTTGCCCACCCATTTTTTATAACTGCCGTGATAGCTAGAGCTGTAGGCAACTGAGTCAGCACCAATGCCATTCATAAAGTCCAATGCTACACGCTCGATATCAGTTTCGTCGTCACTGCCACTGGTATAGTAAGGCCAGGTTACATGGCCAAATGTGCTTTCAACGTCTGATGCATAGCGAATGCCTTGCGAGTCTAACCAATCTTCTTCTGTAAGCTCATCGCGTTGCTCGTCTTCGAATTCTTCTCGAGCGTTGTCGTAGTTGCGACCCTGTTCGTCCCACTGCTCTTGATAATACTCTTTGCTTTTTTCTTCCACCAACTCATTGAGCATGGTTTGGAATTCTTCAGGAGTTATGTCGTCGCCGTATTGTGCTTGTAATTCGTTGCGAGCCTCTTCTTCGGCTTCTTCCTCATCAAACGGGTCTTCACGATCCAAATAGTTTGTGAAAAAATCCCAACCGTCGTTGCTGTTCCAAAGTTCATCTATCTTTTCATGTTGCCAATCAAAGAAATCCGATTCCATGTTTTCACGCAGTCTGCGAAGCTCGTTGCGGCTATTATAATCACCGTCGTCAAAGAAATTCACAGCATCATCAATGTCGCGAACACGCTGGTCTTGGTCGTAGTCAGGTTCCATGTCTGAATCTTCCACTCGAGCATTGGGCACAATCATTTCAAACTCTAAACCAACTTTGACACCTTTGATGTCTTTGGCTAGCTTGGCCAAGTTCTTGGAAGTCATTTTAACTTCAAACAAATCTTCATCTTCTTGTAAGATACCTGCTTTGAACTCTTGAAACTCTTTCAACAAATTAGCCGATTTGATCAACAACGCAGGTTTGCCTTGACGGTCGGTTTTAAGAGCCATCTTGTTGGCTTCTTTACCAGTTTGTCCTGGTTTGATGTCTACAGTCAATGCCATAGCATAACGTGGATCCTGAGCTTCTTTTTTGTTCTTAGGGATGTAACCCGATGCCGACTCATTGACTTCGTCGCCGTGTAATCCAGTGGCTTGACCTGCGTTGAAGTATTCTGGGTGCAGTCTAGCATAGTCACGCATGAGTATACCAGCTCTGGCATTGGCTTCATTCTCGTATGGTGATCCTGTTTCGCCAGCATCCATAGGGACGTCTTCACGTTCATGCTGACGACGATGTGTTAGTTCGTGTGCCACGGTTCGCAACACATCCATGATGTGACGCTGACCCCAGGCAACTTCCAACATGTTATTGTCATCTATATAACGACCAAAGGTTGTGTGAACCACAGGCCACTGTGGATCACGACGCAGTTTGATAATAGGCAACTCTTTTAGTTTTAGTTCTTTTGCAACAAAGGTAATAAAGTCCTTGAGAATATCCTCGTCGCTAACAGGATCTTCTTCATTTAAGAACATGCAAGTTGTGGGGTTCACACCATCGGGCGTGAGGGTGGCATCTTCTTCCACACTCTTAAATCCATAAACAAAGGGTTTCTTTTCCCGGTTTTGCTCTGCTAAACTCAGTTCAGCATCGCGGGCAGCATTTCTTGCATCATATAATTTTTTGATGTAGCCTTGATTACGCAACATCTTAAATGCAATGTTCTCGGGCCCAAACTCGCCATGTTTGTCAAGCCCAGCTTGGCGGTATGCTTTGATCTTTTTTGCTAGACGATCAATTCTCTCAAAGTCTTTGTCTTTGAGTGCTGATTCGATTCTGTGCTTGATATCTTCGTATTTGCTTTTTACCGCAGTATCATCAACTGTGGCCCTACGCTTCCGGGGAATGTTGATCCAGTCGTTGTTTAGCACACTAAAGATGCCTTGACTCACTGGTGGCTTGCCTGCGTCTTCAACATAGAGTTCAACATCGTAGCCGCCTATTTTGATATTGTGTAAATCGTTGTATTGATACTTCTTGGCGTCAAATAATTCGCGAAAGATAGCATCATCTTTTAGTTTGGGAACATCGACCACTAGGTGCAAGTCAATGTCCGAATATGGTGTATAGTGGTAACTGGCATTTGACCCACTCACTGTTATATCTCGAACGTCTAAATTATCTACGCCCAAGAACTCACGGAAGTCCTCAGCAATTTCCAGCAGCTTTTCGCGCACTTCGGGACGCATTTTGCTACCCTGCCAAATACGTGGGTTTAGCTCGTCATTGAATTTAACGGCATCAGCAAGGTTAAAAGAATCTAATTCAAGAATGTTCATAGGGCTGGTTTACAATATCAACTTGTATTTATTCGCAGCCCTGCTTATAGGTTTATGATGATGCAGTCAAAATAAAAGCCCTTGCGGGCCTTTATTATGCTGTGGTTTCTTTCTTTTTAATACTCTTGCCTTTCACAGGCTTTGGTGCGTCAGCAGGAGCTCCTGTGGTGGCCACAACCTGTGGTGGTGTGTATTGTGTGGTTGCTTGTGCATTTTGATCCACTGGTGCAACAGGTGCGCCAGCAGTGGCCATGGCGTGCAGTTCTTTGTATACTTGCTCTTGTGCAGCATAGTCAAACACATAAGTGCCGGTGTGACGCAGCAATACACGCTTGTCGACCCAGACTTTGCCACCAATGTCGCGCCAGTTTTCGCAGAACATCCAGTCTTCTGAATAGTAGCGATTTTCGCGCACAGCCGTATCAAAGTAGGTTTTCATGTGCGGATCAAGGTCTGCAGGCAAACCAATGTCGTTTTTAAATGGTTTCACAGCAGGATGTGACTTGAGTTTTTCAAATACGCCTTTCTTGATCAGCAAGAAGCCAGTGCCTGTTTTGGTAACTTCTTGTAGGCCATCGGGTCCTTCTTCTGCGCCTTCAAAGCCGTTGACACACCATTTGATGGGCAACGATTTCATAGGATACAAGCCGCCAATCACGTCAACGTCGCGATCCAACAGCACCAACAAGTGCCAGGGTTCCCAGCCAATGTCAGCGTCAATAAACATCAAGTGGGTTGAGTCTGGATTGGTAAGAAACTTGGCTGTGAGTGTGTTTCTAGCGCGAGTAATCAAACTCTCATTGGTCATGGTTTCCATGGTCCACTCAATGCCCAACTGACGAGCAGTGTTTGACCACTTGATAAAACTCATAAATGTAGACTCTGTTAACATACCTCCATAGCAAGGCATGCAAATATGCACACGAGTTTGACGCAATTTGTCGATGTTAACCTGAATTTGTTGTTGTCCAGCAGGCGCTGGGCTTTGTGTTGTGGGTTGGTTATCAGCCATTGTTTCCTCTTAAAAGTAAGTGAAATATTTAAGAGGCTTTAGTTAACGGCGTATTTTTTCTTCAAGGTAGTCAGTGTTTTCAGCCACGGTGGGTCGGGGTTCAGCAGGACCTTCTTCGCCCAAAATAGCCATGTCCAACATTTTGACCACAGTGGCAGCAAGTTTGGGATTCTTTTGTGTAGCAGGATACAAGCTCATTACAAGAGCTGTTTTACGACGTTCGTTTAGTGTTGGCCAACTGTTGCGAATTTCTGTGGCCGATGTCATTCCAGGACCAAACTCCACTGTGGGCAAGTAAGCCATATAAGCATGTTGGCTCATTGGTGCAAGTTCTGTTTGCCCTTTTAGCGGTTGCAAATACGCAGGTGTGCCGTCTTTTTTGTTGCCGCCGGCCTGTGGTGGTTTGTTGGCATCTTTTTCGCTGCGAACAAAGATCAACTGTGTGTTTTCTTTGTCCAACTGGTCAGTGATTTCTCTAGCTTGAAATGGGCTCTTGACTTGAACAAAATGTCCTGGCGCAACACCGGCTAACTTAGCAAGTTTTTCTTTCAACGCAAAGGGAAATGGGCGAGTTGATGTGTCGTTGGTTGCAGCAACGTAGACATCTGCGCCAGGAAATGCGTCTTGTGCTTGTTTATATAATGCATAATGGCCCGCGTGAAATGGGTGAAAGCCCCCGGGCATGATAACTACTTGCTTCATAGCAAGTATTTAGCTTTACATGTTTTCCAACAGCCAGAGATAAAACGGGGTCGAAAATTTAAATTCTACTGTGCCATTGCAACCCATGTGATTGTTGAATGGCTCTGTGACATCAGCGCCGTTGCCGTTGAAGTTGTGTTGATAAGTTGCTAACTCGTTGAATGTATGTCCAAGTTGAATGTCGTCAAACGCTACATCTGTAATAGATATCAGTGCATCTTTGACAATATTGCCCGATTCATCAATTTTGGTGTGTTCGTTGGTCTTGCCCGACATTACCCAACGCAGACAGTGCTGGCCCTCGTCATCGTCATTTATATTGAAACTCACTGTTTCGGTTTGTCTGACCCAGCGATTTTGATAAATTCGTTGATCGTTTAACCATATCTCTAATCCCAATAGGCAATCAGGGTCGGAGTTTTCAATTCGACATTGAAATTTAATTTGATCCATATTTAATATACAACTGTAATAGAGTCAATTTGTCCAGCTGCAAAATCTGTGATATGCACTCGAAGCCAGGTATAATTGCCAGTCAACGACACTGGATACACACCCGATACCACAGTGCTAGCATCTCCAAACACATTGACGTCTACCCAATTGGCAGTTTCCCAATTCTGATCCAACGTAGCTTGAACAGTGATCACACCCTGAAAGCCAGTGATTCTTTGATACACAGTTTGTATTGATCCTTGGCCACGATAATAACCCACGCCCTTGGCCCCATCGGAATCAAAATTCTGGCTAGAACCATCGTAATTACCGCTGGGAATGCCATGTTGAGTTAGACCCAAAATGGTTAGGTTATTGACGTTCATTATGCTCGTTCAACTTCCACAACAACGCCGGAACCCAAGAGTTCTTCGGCCACAGATTGCAACGCTTCGCAAATGTCGTTGGTAGCAACAAGCTCAGCGTCTTGATCTTTTTCTTTGATCAATTTTGAGAGTTTGATCACAACTACTTCTTCATGAATTTTTGCCATAGTAAATTATTTAGCAACTATCTGCATGGTGCGGCCAGTAATTCTAGACACTACCATGTTTAAGAACAGCACTTCTCCATCATTGTTGTGATCAAAAAAGAAATAGCTTTGGGTGCAATTATACCAATATTGATTGTTATTGCGATTGATCCAATATTTAAGACCAGGACTTAGGCGTATGTTTTCCCTGCTGGCCAAATAATTACTTATTTGCTTTTTCTGTGTTTCGTCCAAGCTACGGCATCTAAGATATGTTCTGTGGCTCCATTGGGGATTTTTTAATGCTATGGTGCCCGGAGGGCATACTTCCATGGCTTCTTGAGCATAAAGATTGTCAATGCAACTTAATTCTTTGATCTTTTCCAATACTTTGATGTTGTTGGTATACACATAACCAGTATGAAAAGATATAGTAAACTTGATTTGCTTTTTGTATTTCTTCAACAGTTGGCAAATTAATTTGAGGTCAGCAACTTCTTTGTCTGTGATTATATTGCGGTAACCAGAATAAAGACCTCTATGCTCCTGACGCCAGGCATTGCGTTCTTTGACAATTTGATCAATTTTGTTATAGTGGAGGCCACGAATGACCCCCAGTTCACTGAGACCAAATCTACCGCTGTAACGATACTGCCCAAAGAACAAACTGTTTTTTTCTACTGGGTGTATTTCAAGGTTGGACAACAACAAACCCCTCAGATTGTGTCACTGTTTCAAATACAATGTCGTCGCCGTTGAGCCCAGCAGTGACACTACAGTCGCGTAGATTTTCAAACAAGATTTTCTTTGACAATGGCACGCGGATCAACTCATCGATCTTACGGCCCAAAGGTCTAGCACCCATCAGTGGGTCGTAACCTTTGTCTGCCAAGTAATCAATCACAGGCTCTGTGAGAGTCAACCGGATGTTCTTGGCATTCAAGCTGGTTTGCAGTTCGTCCACAAACTTAACAACAATCTTCTTGATAGCAAGTTTATCTAGTTTACCAAACTTACAAATCTTGTCAATACGGTTACGCAGTTCTGGACGGAAGAACTCTTTGAGTGCTCGGTCGTCTTCCCCAGACTTGACCTGATCACCAAAGCCAATGTTCAAGCGTTCGCTGTCTCGGGCACCCAAGTTAGACGTCATGATAATAATGGTATTCTTACAGCTCACAGTTTTGCCATTGGAGCTGGTGATACGACCTTCGTCCAGCATCTGCAAGAAGATGTTGACAACATCAGGGTGTGCTTTTTCTACTTCATCAAACAGCATCACAGCATAGGGATTCTTGGTGAGATCTGAAATCAGTTTACCACCGCCAACATTGCCATCTTCAAAGCCCACGTAGCCGGGCGGAGCACCAATCAAACTGCTCACGGTGTGGCGTTCCTGATACTCACTCATATCATAACGCAACAGTTTCATATCCAGGTGCTCCGCCAGCAACTTGGCCAGTTCTGTTTTGCCAGTGCCTGTGGGTCCCAAGAACAAGAAGCTGGCAATGGGTTTTTTATCGTTGCCAATGCCCGAATAGTTGATGTAAACACGTTCCAACACAGTGTCCACAGCTGAGTCTTGCCCGTAGAGCTTTTGCTTGATGTTGCTTTCTAAATCAACAATGTTTGCACTGCGCTCATTTTGCAATTTGTCCAGGGGGATGCCTAGAATCCGGCTGACTTGCTCTTCAATCATGCCTTTGGTAACTGTAACGTTACCTTTGTCCTGCACACGTTGGCGAGCGCAAGCACCATCAATGAGATCAATCGACTTGTCGGGATTCTTTCGATCATGTATATATCGGCCCGATAGTTCCACTGCGGCGGTGATAGCTTCAGTGTCAATGAGGACATTATGGAAAGTTTCGAGTCGGGGCGATAATCCAATGAGAATCTGTTCCGTGACACCAGCAGTTGGTTCATCAATGGCCACACGATGGAACCTACGCATAAGGGCACGATCCTTTTCAAAGCTCTCATAATATTCTTCCCAGGTGGTACTTGCAACAACTTTTAGGTTTCCTTTGGTGATAGCTGGCTTTAACATGTTGGCAAAGTCCAGGCTGGAGTTGTTGCCTGCACCTGCGCCTTGCATGGTATGTGCTTCATCAATGAACAAGATGCAGTTCTTTTTGGTTTCCAGTGCGCCAATCACTTGCTTGAACTTTTCTTCAAACTCGCCGCGATACTTAGATCCAGCCAACAGTGAGCCAATTTCCAGCGACCACACTTCGTGATTCTTCAAGAATTCAGGCACATTATTTCGAGCAACTTCTTGTGCCAGGCCTTCGATGATAGCAGTTTTGCCCACGCCCGGATCGCCAACCATGAGCACGTTGGCCTTGAATCGACGGGCCAACACAGTGATCATTTCATCCAATTCTGCACTACGACCAATCATGGGCTCTAGACGATTTTCTGTGGCCATGCGAGTCAAGTTGGTGCAGTATTCATCCAGCACTTCTGTGGCTTGAGTGGAGCTGATTTTTTGTGCTTCCCCATGTGCGTAATTTTGTTGCCAGAACAAAATAAATTCTTTTTTCTTCACACCGTATTTCAGCAAGAAGTAGTGTGCGTGACTGTTGAATTCTGCCATGATTGCCAGCAGCAAATCTATTGTGGTCATTACATTGCGACCGGTAAACGACGCTTGAGTAAATGCTCGATTAAACACACGCTCGATTACCACGGTCTTTTTTGGTGTTTCCACTGCGGGCTTGATTAGGTTGACCAGGCTGTCTAGATAAGCATCTAGCTCAGTGTCAAATTGATCTGTCTCTACACCAAATTTATCCAAACATTTTCTAAACGGAGCATGCCGTAACATGCTCAACAACAAGTGCTCTGTGAGCATGTATTCGTGTTGTTTTTCCTGTGCAATTCGAATTGCTGAATCAATGATTTGTTCGATTTCGGGACTGTGTTGCATATCTAGTGTAAAGTTGTTTCCTACAAATTATACGCTGGCCGAAAATATTTAGCGACCAGTGGCTTGCCGAATTCTCTCCAGTAAATCCGGATCAATTTCTCGGGGTATTTCGGCCTGAATTCGGATCATCATATCCCCGGGATTGTTGGCGCGATCGGGCAATCCTCGCCCGCGACAGCGTAGAATCTGACCGGGTTGGGTCATTGGGGGAATGTGGACCTCCAATTCCCGATTCAGTATGTCTCGAACTGTGATATCTCCACCAGTGATCAAGGTCCAAATTGAAATCTTTTGATCTGTATAAAGATTGAATCCATCGCGCTGCCAACGTGGATTGGGGTGTATTCTAAATGTTACAACCAAATCCACACCACCGGGCGCAAGCCCTGAATACACTGCCGACGCACCATCTTCTATTCCACGTGGAATTTCGATTTCGATCATTTGACTGCCAGCTGATGTGCCCACACTCACAGTGCGTGTGCCACCTGACGCAACATCACTTAACTGTATCCAAAGACTCATGCGTGCTTGAGCTGTTCTGGGTCTTTGTTGCTGGAACTGTGTGCCAAACATGTTGAATATGTTGTTGAAATCAAATGGTTGGCTGTGGAAATTGAATCCTCCGGGAAATCCCTGTGGTTGTGGATTATCAAATGCTGCACGTTGTTGTGGATCACTGAGCACACGATATGCTTCTTCGATCTCTTGGAATCGAGCCGTGTCACCGCCTTTGTCGGGATGATGGACGCTGGCTAGTTTTCTGTAGGCCTTCTTGATTTCGTCTGGGGCAGCAGTGCGAGTCACGCCCAGGATAGAGTAGTAGTCTTTCACAGCTAGTAATTATACTAGATTGCCATGGACTTGTGCAAATTTTTTGAGCGCACGAACACGAGCAATGAGCAAACGTATTCGGACATAATCAGACAGTTCGTCGTCCTGCTCTGGTTTAAAACGATATCTACGTTGTGGAACTATGTCCTCATCGTCTACAGCGTCCCAAGGGTCCACACCAGCAAAATAGATGGCAGTGAATCTATGTGGGTTGCTGCGCAGCAGCTTGACTTTTTTGACTACAGGTCCGTGTCGATGCACAGGTTCAGAAGCCTGTGCCGAAAAGACAGATAAACAAAAGATCAGTGCCACAAATAAATGCATAGTATATTAACGCCTGAGCCCATGAAAAGGCTGACAAAAAAAGGCTCCGAAGAGCCTTTTTGAGAAATAGAAATATTATTTCTTTGGAGGAATTTCAGTGCCTTCGTGTTTTTTATGGATCTTGATCGTCTTACATGCTTGCTTAACTGATCCATCTTTGTTTTTAACAGGCTTCCCATCCTTGCCCACAACGTCTTTGCAAACTTGTTTGGTCTTGCCTTTGGCTTCATCTGCTCGTGCTACGTCTGCTGCCTTGGAATCTGCTGCCTGTGCACCAAATGTGATTGTTAATAATAGAGATACTAATAATTGTTTCATGTTGTTTCCTTTAAATTTCTGGATGGTCTGGTTGTGCTGGGCCTGGCTTGCCAGCAGCACTGGTTGTTACCGCTGCAAACGCGGGCGCTGGAGGTGCGCTTCCAAAGCTGCTTGCAGCAGGGCTGCTTGCTTGACTTGAGCTTGATCCAAATCCTGGCGCACCAAATCCTGCACTTGAGCCGCCAGTGCTGAAGTTCCCTGCTGGCGCAGAAAAGCTAGGTGTTGTTGGTTGAGTCGTTGTTGAGCTGACATTTGTTGTTCCTAATGTTGGGCTAGGCAATCCTGCTGGCACAGCCGATTGACCTGCTAGTTTTTCTTGTGTTCGACCATAAGCTGAAACACCTAACACAGCACACATTGACACGTGGAACAGGCCACCGCCTTGTAGTGTAATAGGCACCCACTGACGGAACGCATCATTGGCTGCTTCCTGTTCCCAGAACTGCACTACTGTGAACATAATTGGGAATACAGCAAAGTCACACAAACAGCATGCCATATACATAAATGCTGCACATGGACGCCAGTATTTCTGCATCCATTCACCGCGGGTCATAATTTCCGCGGCCTTGGGTTTTGTTTCTTTTTTCTTGAACACGTTGGCTCCCTTATTGTTATTATTGTTAGATATTTATTGCAAACGATCTAAGAACACAACCAGGGCCAAAAATGCAAGAAATATAGTCATTGACACGCTTAACACTGTGACAACTAAAAACAACAAGGCAAACCCTGCACCGTATTCTAATAGACGGTCTATAAAATCACGTTTCTTTTTCATCTTCCCGTCCAGACTTTAGGTTCTGCCTCCCTTCTGCGTTGTTCCTCAGTTTTTGGGATCCAGCCGGTTCCCAAATGCGGATATTTTTCAATTCTGTCCTGCACAACCCAGCTCATGCCCACAATAAAGCAGCCCATGGTAGCAATGATTATTAACACAGCTATGCCCTCAATGAAATACCGGTTCATAAGGTTTCTTCTGCGTTGCTGTCTAGCTGCTTCTGCTCTCATGTCGCGGGCAATCAGCAGAGTTTGCTCTTTGCCCATGGTTTCCATCATTTCTGATACTTCTGTGTAAAGAGCCCCTAGTTCGGGTGGGCTTTGATAAATCATTACCTCACGTAGCTCTTTGCCCATTTCTTCCAGTTGCTTACGCATCAGCACACGCTGCAGGGCACGTTTACCCAAGCTGGCATCGCCTCGATAAACTTCGTTTTTGGCTCTGCGTTCCTCTTCATCAAAGATAGCCACACATTTATAGTAGTTGTCGTAATACTCCCCGAGCTTTTCGCCAATTTCTTGGTAAATGCCTGTGTGTTGTCCTGCGTTGGCTTTTTTGTTTAGCTCAATGACTTCGTTCTTTTGCTTGATAAAAGCATTGCGCTGTTCCACAGTGGCAGGTTTTTCTGGAGGATGCAGTTTCTTAAACTGATCTTCCATGTCTTTGATCACGTCCTTGACTTCGCCGGCAGCGCCCTTGATATCTCTATAAAGTTTGCAGCCAGCTTTGACAGCAGAGACGGCCCCATTTGCAAGGGCAAATAGTGTCATTGGATCCATTTTATTCTTCTTATTATTTGGATCTCACTCAAGAGAAAGCCCTGCTATTATTTACAGGGCCCGTGCTCTAGATTAAATGTGTGCTTATCGGCTTAGAACCAAAGCCAAATACCTTGACTCAACAGCAGCACGCCAATGACGGCCACGCCCTCAGACACCTTATACATCTTTTCATTCACAGCAATGATACTTGCTGACAACAACACAATAGCAAGTTGAAATGCCATTGACGCAAATGTTAGCCATGGACTGTGTCGAGCAGCGTCATCGCGTGCTTTTTCATAGCCTTGTGCTCGAGCCAACAGCTCCTTTTTGCCTTCGCCAGTGGCAGGTTCTGACTCGTAACGTGCAATTTTTGCTTCTAGTTTGGCCACACGTTCTCGATTGTTGTTCTTTTGTGCTTCTTCTAGCTGTCCTTCAGCAATGGCTTGCTTGATGCTTTTGCTTTGATAGAAAGCATAGGTGTCTGTGGCCTTTAACATATTCTTTAACACTGCACCTGAGTGCGAGTTTGCAAAATATGTTGTCACTGCCATGAACAACGCCATGACAACAATTACAAGTCCTGCTTTGTCTTTGATAGCTGCTTCACGTTCCGACCGTGTGGGTGCTTTTTTAACTTCTTCTGTCATTTTATTTTCCTATAAAAATTGATGCTATTGCTAGACCTATTACAATGCCAGCAACAACAGCACTGATCATTTCGTGCTGGGTCCAGATTTGAATTCTATGTTGATCTCGCGCATCCAATGGTTCCATGGTGTATTTACCCGCGCTCAGGGAAATAATCTTCTATCACACTGCGTCTGCGTATGTCCACAGTAATGCAATGCATGCCGCCGTCCCAGAACCCACGACATCTAAATGGCACCCAATGCACACAAATGTCGTGCTCTTTTAATGTTTGTTCCAGCGCAGCATTGTAACCCAACATCATTACGTTTTTTTCGTCGATGACCAAACAATTTAATTCAAAATAAGTTTCAGTGTAGTCACCCACCCAGTCTTGAGCATGGCGAATTACGTGTTCATTGAAGCTGTGATTCAGTGTCACGCCTTCGGCATAGAATTTGCCATTGTATTCTTTGCCAGGCGGCGGCGAAGTTCTGTGCTGCCAATACGTGGGATGATCCAAAAAGATTGTTTGCCAACCGGGGAAATTTCTATCATAGCCGTTGTAATAATGATTGGCAATGATCAAGCCAGGCTTTAACACAGCAAAACAACCATCCATGTGCCCACCATTTTTTTCCCAGGTAATTCTGTAGTTGTCAAATGCAGAATTTTCCAGCCTGGGAATATCAAATACGTCTGTGTCGATGATAACATCGCGGCCCACACGCACCACATTGGCGCCATTGATAATGTGATTGGTCCCTGCTATCACATTGCCACCAGCGGCGCGATACTGTTCTAGTGTGGATTGCCATGCTGGATTGTTGCTGTAGGGAGTTAATAACGTCGTGCCCTGTGTTAAAAAGGTATCGCGTGGGCATATTTCGGGTTTCTTCAGCGTGCCTGCTGAGTCGACAAAATCGTCAATGGAATTGTATTCGGGCCTGCGAACAACAACGCCAAATTCTTTCAGCTTGTTTTCGATTGTTTTTAAATCCTGTTGCGTCTTTTCAGTTATTTCGTAGAATACATCGCGCACCGCAGGCTCTAAATGATCATACCAATCAGCGGGATATATGTCTCCAAGCCATACTTCTTCCAGTGGGCTCCATGAATTGTGACTGTTGATCAATGGCCGGCCCGTTCAAATATGTTTTTTTGTATTTGATACCATTGTGTCCAGGCATCATTTTTGACCGCACATTCGTAGTATGTGGAATAATTTATTGTCACAGTTGTGGCAACGTCACTTAATTTTGCATCGTCTGTTAATTTCTGTAGCTGTGGGCAGCGTTCCAGTGCATGTCGGGGAGGCTCGGGGAAACGTGCTGTGACAGGAACTGCGGTAGAGCAGCCAGTGATACAGCTGATTAACATAATGGCCATGATGGCAAATACCACAAAAGTTGCTACTGGTCTACGGTCTCGGGTCATTTTTTTGGTGCCTCTGCTGCGTCATTGTGTGCTTGAACAAATGATTTGGGAATCACACACTGTGAATCATACTTAGTGACTTCTCTATCAATGTATTGTTTTACTATGACCTGGCGCCCTTGAATTACTTTTACTTGTTGTTGTGATTTCTTTTCCAACTGTTCCGTGGCCGCTTTAGACTCTGCTTCAGCTTGCGCCAGCTTTGTTTCTACTTCACGCACACGTTCACGCCAGGCCATTTCTGCTGAATAGCCACCTCGAAAATAAACCCCGCTCAATAGAATAACAATACTTGCTATTTGTGCTGACTTTATGTGCGGTGCCAGTGTAGGAACTAAACGTATCAAGTGCTTTAATAAAAAGCAAGTCAATACAGTAGACAGCACACCCGCAATTAAAACTGCATCAACTATGAATGCCAAAAATGCGTCGGGTAGAAAATGCAGCAGCCACATCAATTATGCTCCAAATACGTGCAGGGCGTGCTCGTAGTGTTTTATTCTATCTTCAAGACCGATGTAACCGCCATTGATTATTCGAGTCATTGTTTTGATATCTCCGGCATCGGCCCATTTGTTTAGGTTGTTTGTTTCCCAGAACCAGCAAGCACTTTGCACAGCGCCTTCGAATGTGCCCAGATATTCAGTGATTTCTTCCACAGGGGTTTCAATAGAGTCTGCGAAATTCTGATAATTGGTTTTGCCTGTGAGCTGAATCAATCCGCGTCCACAATAACGAAAACCATCGCCTGACGCTTCGTCGCCATTGCCCATGCGGTTGGCATAGACCCGGTTGGCAATCCGTTCACCTTGATTGGCATACTGTGCTGCCAGCTCGTCGGTGGGGAAATACTTGGGAAATACTCTGCGTAATGACGCTGCTTTGTAATTTAAGTTTTCACGCAGGAAAACATAGTTGCCCGACTCGTGTGCTGTTTGTGCAATGAACGAAGCCACACGCTGTGGTGTGTCAATTTCATATTCGGGAAGAATTTCATTTAATGCGTGAACCCAATAATCCAAATAAGGGTTCTTGCCAATGCAGCTTTGTAATTGTTCTTTTGTGATTTGCATGTGCGCTCCTGTAGCACATATTTAGCGCCTGCCCCAGCTGATCCAGTTCCACACACGCTCGTGAACAAAATAAAGAACAGTATTAAATGTTAATTGAATTACCGCAATGGTGCTGCTCACAGCAAAGTCCCCTAGTATTGCATAGCTAATGGCAAATGTAGCTCCTGAACCGCATATTCGCCAACTCACTGTTTTAGCTATGCTGCGAGCAGTGGTTTCGTTCATTTTAATCCGAGATCTCGACGAATCTTTGTAGCACTGATATCATGTGTGGCATCATCAAAGGTTTCCTGCTCGATCTTGTAGCCTACATCACGCCCGTAGGTAATGTTTACGATGTTGGGCACAACTTGAATTTCATACTTGCCTTGATAAATGGGATCTAAATCACGACGAATAAATGATTTAACCCGTTCAATTTCAAAAGGATTGGATCCTTGCCAACCTTGACAGTCGCGTATTTGTATAACAACTTGTCCGGTCTTTTTTATAGCACGTTCAAACAGCGCACGATGCCCGTCGTGCCAGGGTTGCCAACGTCCCAGCATTTGCACAGTTTCTCGTTTCCAGTCAAATGTGGGACGGCGGAAGTTTCCCAGGATGTGATGCGCCACAAATTCGCCCCATTTTACTGCGTCCTGTTCTGTTATGCGGAAATCATAAACTTCGGGTTCCTGGAACATGGCATTGGTGTCTGCGTAGCGCCCTTCTCTGATGGTATCCACCCATACTGTCCAGTCTGCTTTGTAGTTGTCGCGCATGGCTTTTAAGGGCGCAACAAAATCACAAATAGCATAATCACAGCCTGAAGCGTCGGCCAATTCTCTCATGCGTTTTGATTGACGTATGCGACCGGCTTCAGAAAAGTCCCAGTCATCATACTTTTTACGAATATCGTCGGCATTGAACCAAGCCACGGTTTTTGTAGCAGCTTGTAAATGATCTAAGATATACTGTGCTAGATATGTTTTTCCCGCGCCTGGCAGGCCCATTACCAAAATACGCTGTGTTTGTTTCATCTTTTTTTCCTTGAAGCATGATGAGCTAACGCATCTGTAGGCTGTGCGCCCACAGGCTGAAAATACTTGGAGTTAGTATCTTCTTTTATTATATCATTTATCATGATATTATCCCAAGCAATGGGAAATTCCAATTCACGTTCTAATTTCTGCAAATATTGTGCGCCATAAAGATGCAATAATTCATAACTCAAATATGTGGGCTGTGCAAACTTTGAATATTCAGCCACGGCCTGCTGATATGTTGCACCACCGCGCACACGAGTTTGTTGATAATCTAATATGTTGCAATCCCTGCCCAGCACAGCTATCTTTACTCTGTGGCCCAAATTCTGCACACCTGCCACAAAGGCTTTGAAGTCCGGCACAGTGGGTTCACCATTGTTCATATACGGCACTGAAATAGACGTAACGTGCCAGTCACTCTGTGTCCAAGCGGCATGACGTAGATCCTGAGGATTCAACCAGTAATGCGCCCAGGGTTCTTCGTCGTGCCCAATCCAGTATTCACTCAGCAGCGCACGCCAACCCAGCACACGCGGATGCAGGGCAAATATCTTTGACCATAAATGATTTCCCGAACCCTGCGGGCCTGTTAGTATTAATAAGGTTTTCATTGTGCTAAATTTGCCAAAAAGTCCATGGTTCGACCAGTGCGAATTCCTGTTAATTGAAATGTCACACGTGGGTGATATCCAGCATTGGCAGTGGAGTGTGGCATGTTTTGCCAATCAAATGTTGTGACATCTCCTGCACGCCATTGATTGTAGTGATAGTTGCCATATTCCCAAAACTGTCCTGGTTGCCAATCAGTTAATTGAATCATTATTCTCATGATGGTGTCCGGTGCTTCCGGAGCCCATTTATATAGCTTGTCTATGTGTAGGTTCCACAATTCTCCGGGCTGCTGCACGTGAATGCGATTCATACAGCGATCCAAGCCCACTGCGTCAGAAATGGCCTGCAAGCTAGCGGGCAAGCGCCAGTTCAAATGCGTAATGGCCAAATCTCGATTCATGCCATTGGCAGTTAAATCCAATTCTTCTGCTGCTAGTTCGTCTGGCGGGGCTTCAATGCCTTCACCTTTGTATCCACGTGTGGCCCAGGTAGCTGGTTTTGCATTTGCAATAATATCTTCTAAGTCCCCTTGCCACGTGGGTTCAATGTGCCCTAGATAAGCCATTGCGTCTTGGGCGCTGTCTTTTCTTTTGGGATCGAAATGATAGCGGCTTCTTGATTTTGCTGTTTCCCAATTTGATTTCATATTACTACTACCTTTGCATCTGCGTATTCGTATACCTGTGAATATTCTTCAGGGGGCTGTGCAATGTGTAATAATTCACACAGCTCTTTGTTATCATATGGCACTGATCCAGGATACGTCAGCGTGGCGTTGACAATGCCTGTGTTTTGCTGCCGAATAATCCCGGCCATAGTTTTTAAATCTCTGTAGTAATCATGATACCGGGGATATGTTATATCAAAATGACCACATTTTACCCACCAGCCCAGGCAAGCGTCATCCCCACGATACACCAATACAATAGGAACTTCAGGAAATAGTTTTCGTAAATGGTCGATATGATCACTAAAGATGTGACTTTTAATGATGCGAACGCCCTTTGCATCTGTGCTAAAAGGTGTGTCAAACATGGCTTCAAGTTCTGCACGAGTGTATTCATTTAAGTTCTCTGGTATGTTGCACGCCATGCCGGGATCAAAATAAGCACCCAAGTGCATTAAATCCATTTTGCCCCCGGCATCGTGATAGTAAGTCCATTCGTCCCTGTAATCACTACGATCTATACTGGGCGAATAATAAATGTTTTTTACAACTGAGCTCCATTTAGAGCCTGGAGCACCGGCTACGAAAATATATTTCATTGAAGTGGGATTTTTCTAAAGTATGGCATCCATTGTGTGCGAATGCTTTCGAGATATTTACGCACACCTTCGGGGGTCTGTTCGCTTTTTACAGCATACATCAAATTGTCTTCGAAAATCTTTTTGGCTTCGGCACTGTTGATTGCCGGCACAAATAATTTATTGTAGTAATCAATTTGCTCCTTGGGAGTGCCCGGTGGCATCACAATGACCCAGGCTGCATAAACATTGAGTCCTGGGATGGTATCTTTCCACAGTGGAACATCGGGAATTTGCGCCAGCTTTTGCTCGCCTGCCAAAGCAATGTATTTTACTTTGCCGGCTTTTACCAATGGATAAGCAATGGCCGTGGGCATAATACCAAATTCCACTTGATTGCCTGCTACATCTTGCACTGCTTGTGCAGGACCTTTGTATAACACACTTTTTACTTGATCACTGTTGCCGTTGCTTTTGTCCATTAGGTATTCAAATACCAATTTGTGTGCTGTTGCACCCAGTCCAAAATTAATGGGTTCTTTGGTTTCACGCAAACGCTTGACCAAGTCTTGCGGTGTGTTTGTTTTGCTGTTGATATTTGCAACCACGCACAGCGGACTTTTTGCAATGGTTGTGACCAGCGCAAGTTCCATTGGGTTGTATTGTGCTTGCTCGGGATACCAAATTTCAGTGGCTGTGAACACCCCTTGTTGACTGGCAATAAACAAGTTGCTGCCGTCCAGTGGCTGTTTGACAAACCAATTAAGGCCCACAGTTTCGCCTGCTCCGGGTTTGTTGTTTACAACATAGGCAGTCCCGGGATTGTTTTTTTCCACAACGGAACTGACAATTCTAAAACTGACTTCGTTGCCCGACCCTGGAGCATAGCCCACTGTGACGTTGACCACTCGGGGCGGGGTAAATGCCATGGCTCCTGACATCGCTGTTATAGCTATTGCTGTTAAAAATTTTTTGATCATCATGTTGGCTCCTTAAATAGTATTTGAAAATCTAACTTATATATCAAAATTTTTTATGAACACCAAAATTTTTAACCTCTTAACAAAAAATTTGCAGAGTGCGTTTAATTTACCCAAGTATGCAAATATTTCTATCACAGCAGACACAGTGGTGCAAGACCTACCCTGGACTCCGGCACGCTATAGAAAATTCAAAGATGCTGTGGAAGCAGAGTTGAGCCTGCCCTGTGATTATGTGGGCACACTGCGTGATATCACACACGATCTGTCAGAGCGTTATATACACAGATTTTTTGCGGAGATTTGGAAACCAAGGACCAATGACTATGACTACACTGGTTGGCAACTTGCCGACGAAATTAACGCACTCAATCCGCGCAGCGTTCTCGACGTTGGCTGCGGGTATCATCCATTTAAAGGTCGCATCGACAACCTCATTGGTATTGATCCTTATAATAACTGCGCTGATTACATGGTTGATGTTTTGGATTATGTTGGGAGCCATGATGTCATCATTGCTCTTGGGTCTATAAACTTCAACGATCGTGATGAAATCGAAAGCCGCTTTGGGAAATGTGTAGAATTATTAGATAAGGGTGGTCGGTTTTATCTACGTGCCAATCCAGGAATTACACACCGAACAGGTCCTTATGTGGAAATCTTTAATTGGACTTTTGAAGTAGTAAAAGAATTCGCGGAAAAATACCATTTACGTTTGGATACCTACAAAAAGGACGCCAATGATAGATTGTATTTTGTTTACACCAAGAAATGATTTTCGGCATATTCAGCAGCGGCTTGGTGCGCTGCTTCTAGTGGATGCTTGGTTGGGCTAATAGGATATCGGTTATCGTGCGCCCAATCCACAAATGTTGACCCTTCAAAACTAGATATATGCGGGCGCACGCCTGTTAGTAATGCTTCTGTGCTTGGAATACCTGTATTGGTCAGCACAGATCTATCCTGACATATCATAATGTATTTTCTCTTGCCCAGTGTGGAAATGGCTGTTTGAATATATGCCAATGCTGTGAGCTGATCACTGTAGTTGTCTTGCATTTCTGCAAAATACGTTCTTGCAAGCTGGGTATTTTCGTGTGGCAGCAGTGTTGCCCAACGATTGTTTTCTCTATAGTCTTGTCGATCCCCATAAGTCCACCCTATGACATATATTGTATCTTCGTCATTGAGTTGACTTAACAACGCATCTAATATTTGTAAATTACCAGCACCCGGGCGGGCATAACAATGGTAATCTCTCTGCAGTTTCTTTGCCAGTAGCGCAGGCCAGGTCCGTTTACTGGCTGTGGCTCGGGGGCCATTGCGCCCGTCATCGGCCAAATCCGTGCCGAATATTAGGCTACACCCAAAGCTCTTTAATTTCAATTAGAATCCGTTTTTAAATAATGCTGCACCGTTGTTGAAACTGCGGCTCCATGACGCAGCATCTTGGCCACCTTTGCGTCGGCTCCACTCGTAGCCTGCGCGGTGTCCTGAGCAGTCCTTGGTGCAGGGTGAGCCTTTGAATGTTAGCTCATCCAGCTGTTCTTCTTCATTGGCATGTTTGAAATATTCTACTTCACGTTCGTGCTTTTGTGCTGCGGCTTTCGATGGAAAATCACCTAGGTTCTTCCCTGACTTTTTGCTTACCAATCTATATCCACTGCCGTGTTTAACAATATGCTCGTCTAGTTCTTTATCGCGTTCAGGTGCGGACCAAGACCATACTTCTTTACCAGTGCTTAAATCTACCACTGCAATGTGATAGTATTCTTTCTCGTGATAGAACATGCTTTTAGCATTGGCAATAGCCCGATTCTTATCAGTGAAAATACCTTTGCGAGTACCATCACAAACAACTTGATATTTTGTTTCAACGTCTTCGTTGTGCTTTTTACGGCCTTGGCAATGGGCACGTTGGCTAAAGCCTTTTGGATTGGCACAGTTGATAGAGCGCTTGTATTTTTGGCTCCATTTTTCGCTGACAAACTCAGAGGCTCTCATTAGATAATCCCTGCTGCGCTTTGAATTGATTTCATCAACGCATCTCGCTCGTAGATTTGTTTTGTAGGCAGGCCTGCAGCCACACGCATTTCATTCATTTCTGACTCAAACTTTTTGCGATATTCTTTGGGACTCAGCGGCACAATGCTATCAAATGTGTCGCGGCTAAATGGATAATCTTTATCGCGATAGTGCATTGTCCAGTCATCTTTTGAGAATTCTGTTAGTGTGCTTAAATCATCCAACAACTGTTCTACATTGCCGCCGGCTGTGCTGCGTCGGCGCATTTCAATGTAAACAAGATAGCGGTTGGGCTTGATTTCACCTGGTGATTTATCTGCGTCTATAACAAAGTCATAGCCCTTTTCAAACCATGACATCAAGTCTTTGGCAGCTTGATTGTCACGCAGGAAAAAACTCAGCGTAATGATATCGTCATCATCGCCCATTTTTGAGCTGAATTCGTCCACGTGAACAGTAGGCTTCATTAAGCCTTCAAGGTCTTTGTATTCCAGGCTCTCAAACAGCGGGAACGGCTGGAGCTTGGGATTGTTGTTGCTGTTGTTGCTCATCTTGTTTGAACTCTTCTTTGTCTAAGTCTTGTTCGTAGGCATCATCTAAGTCTGCCAGGTCAATGTCTTGATCTTCTAGTTCCACACTTCCAGTGCGGATGTCACTCATCAATGCTTTGGGTATTGTAATTTCCACCAGCCACACAGGTTTTTCCACAATTCGTGCTTTATGTGTGCCTGGCTGATAATCACTTGGATCATTGATTTTGATCGGGATTTTCATTTTGGTTTTTTTGTATTTTACGTCACAATCAAATGGCAACAATCTGCGTCCTGCACGTGGATCAGGCATGAGATTTTCTGGCCACAAAAAGGTGCAGGACACTCGGTATTTTGAAATGTCTGGGCCAGCCACAAGCTCACCAATTTCCCAGTTACGAAATGCATAGATGTCTAGTTCATCCAGCACACGCTCAAAGTCCAGCAGTGTAAGCAAACTGCCTTCGCTCAAGTAAATGTCGCGAAGATTATCGGCTACTTGCCAATAGTCTGAGTGATCTTTGAATAGTTCTTTGTCTCTGAGTCCCATAGTGTTATTTATGGTAGGTAACAGCTTGTGTTGCTTTTGCTTTTTTCTAGCAAAGCCAAATACTTATGATCTAGATTTCAAAAATCAACACCCATAGAATATTTTGATCAACCCATCTAAATACTTCTGACAGTAGGCAACTGTCATTCTACAAGAAACGGAGATAAGACTTGAGTAGAAACCGCGCTTTAAAAGCACAACAACAACAGAGTCGCCGCATGCCAGCAGAACTTGATTCAAACATAGTTCAATTCCAAACCCGAAAAGTCTCACAGAGACCCATTGACTTGATCCCTCGCACAAAGAATCAAGAACGTTTGGTGCTGGCGTTGCAAGACGCAACTCAACACATAGTAGTCACAGCAGGACCAGCTGGAACAGGTAAAACATACCTGGCAATGTTGGCCGCTGTAAAAGCACTTAGAGAAGGAGTGATTGACCGCATTGTAATGACACGCCCAGCGGTTGGCGTAGAGGGAGAACAGCATGGTTTTCTCCCGGGCAACCTAGTTGCCAAAATGGAACCCTGGACTAGACCATTGTTGGACGTAATGCGTGAGTATTATCGTCCGCAAGAAATTGCAGCAATGATTGACGACCAAATAGTAGAGATAGCACCTCTAGCATTCATGCGTGGTCGCACGTTCAAGAACGCATGGATCATTGCAGATGAAATGCAAAATGCCACACCTGCACAAGTAAAAATGCTAATGACAAGAATTGGATCTAACAGCAAGATCATTATCACCGGAGACGTGGAGCAGGCCGATCGCCAGTATGGCGACAATGGTTTGATGGACCTCTGCGAAAGGTTGGGGAAAGGAGGTGTTAATGGTATTGCTGTATGTGAATTGGATGGACGAGACGTCCAACGTCACCGGATAATTAGTTCGGTATTAAAGTTATATCAGTAAATAACAAATGTTTATTGCTGATCCAATGGATCACCCTAATTTAGTGGTGATCCATTATCCTTCTTATGCTGGCGGAAAATTTTGGATTAACTGCCTAGCACACCATCCGCATGTTTTGCCCTTGTTGGGCGACACATCGGCTCCAGAAAACAGCTGGTTATTTTCCAGCATCAGTGATGTTGTAAAACAAAATCTCAAAATTGGGTTGATCAACAAATCGTTGCCCCCTGTGGAGGACATGCACAACTGGGCTAGATATGAATTAGGGGATGGGAGAATGTGGGGAGGGACAATGAGTAATTTGTTGAATCCACATCGAGGTTTTGAAATTCCCCTTGAATCTCAAATACTGCTGGATCAGTATCGATGCTTTGTTATTAATCACACAGTTTGTTTGGATCAATTCAATCAAATCAACCAAGCATGGCCCTTGGCCAAACACATTGTTTTGCACAACACGTTGAAATTTCAACAACTCGCTGCCAAACTAAAGCAGCCAGATTTTCCAGTGCCTGTGGGAACAGATAGTCTAGACATCAGGGGCAACGAAAATGTATTTTATATAGATGTCGACAATACTATATTCGATGATAACAAAGTGCTCAGAGTCGTGCTGAATTGCCTACGCTGCATGGGTCTGGATACAGACCTACATCCAAACATAAATGGGTATGTCACTGACTATTTGAAACTGCACCGGCTGTGATTAAATCGTAGAGTTCACGCCATGTTTTAACAACAGGAATGCGCTCGTTGACATGATGCATATTGTGCCCGTGCTCCATGAGCACACTCTTTAGACCCAGGTCCAGTCCGACTTCGGCGTTTTCTGGTTTGTCTTCTACCCACCAGCAGCCTGAGTCGGCATACTCTTCCAAGGCATAGTTTTTGTCTGCGCCGGTGTCCAAGCACACCACACGTTCAAATGCAGTGGATCCAAATAACTTGGCCAAGTTCATTTCACGCAGTCGTTGTGCGTTGATGTCTTTGCTTAGACTTGTAATACAATGGAACACATAGCCATGCTCTTCATGCAGGCGTTTGACATAATACATGGCATCGCGATGCGGGGGTAAAAAACCAATTGCTGCTGACTCGTTGAACATGCGAATCAGCTTTTTGCTTTGTTGCCGGTCGATGTTGTAACGTTCGCCGATATCGTAGATAAACTGCCCGCCTTCTACCTTGGTAAAGCCATGCTCTTCCATCCAGATAGCAAAGGCATACTCCCAGTTAAGGAGCACGCCGTCGGCATCAACTAGGATTAGGTTCTGGGGATTGTGTTTCTGTTTCTGTGGGTTCTTCATTGGGTTTTTCTAAGTTAACTTGGTAACCGTTTTCGTTGAACAATCGTGTAATAATATTTTCGTAGTGTTGGATGTAGTATTGAACTAAGTTATCAAAGTTCTTGGGCACGTTTACACCACCCATGCTTGCTTTGGTAACTTCTAGCTTTTTAAAGTCTAGAATAACGTTGGCCATTTGAATGTCACGTGCCTTTAAGTTCTTTGTTACGGCCATTACCTCATCAGTTTGGCCGTTTGCTTTTTTATAGTAAGTGATGACTAGGTATCTCATATTTCCTCATTATGGTGTTGTATGTATCAAGGTCTTGGGCCTTGGGCGCACAAAGACCGCACATGCAATTATACTTTTTGCATTGTATGGTTGGCGTAGTTCCCACAGCATTTAAGATAGCTTGTGTATCAGTTAAATGTCCGATAGGGCCTACGTCTCCTTGGTAGTTCATCTTGCAGTCTTTGTTGACAAATACTTCTCCGGTAACTTGCTTGACATACAAGAAAAACTTATCAACGCTGCAATACCAATCAGTGAATTTGTTGTCAATGATGTAACGCTGTCGCTCTCGACGATTGCCGTCTAGGCACAAACTTCTACCGCCACAGCAAGCTCTGCCGTAGTCGCTGAGATTTATTTTGCTGTCCTCGGGAATGTTTGATTCTGGATACAGCTTGTTGAACCATTTGATTTCCTGAGTCTCATAGTTGCGTCTGGAATTGGTTGAATCATCTAGTTGTCGTGGCAAGCAACGAATGTTAGATTCCTTTAACCACTCAATTTGACTCATTGCATCTTCGAACAATTCGTGTTCATTGTGCATCAACACTACGCATTTTAATCTACGACCAGAATCTCTTATTGTGATTAAGTTATCTCTAAACTGTTGCTTTTGTTTATCGCTGTTCTCTGTGTGATAGCTAACAGTGAATTCGTCAATCAATGGTATAATAGCGGCCAGCCTATGCGGGGCAATAATAGCATTGGTTGTGGTTGTAACTGTGAGATGCCAGTTCCGTGCCTTTGCTTGATATCGAGAATGAACTTCCTGCAAGATAGTCACAATGTCAGGATGGTGCAGGGCTTCACCGCCGTATACGTTGAAGTTAACGTATTGTATGCCTTTAGGTTTGCTGGACATTATGCGATCCACATACTCATACATAAAGTCAACGCTGGACAAGCACTGGTCCAGTGGAGGATGTGCTGTGCTATTGTCGTGACCTTTGTAAATGCCCACTCCACAATAACTGCAATCTAAATTGCATTTCATTGTGAGTTCCCAGTCTAGCAAAAATGCCGGACGGTTCTGCGGATCAATTGCAGGCTCAAGAAATTTGTGAGAGTTCAATTAGTGTAGCACTCAAGTTAATTTCTGGGTCAGCAACCATGGTGTTGTTTACAAGACCATTACGGATAATAACAATAGCCTGGTCTTGTTGTTCCACAGTTTTGCCAAACAGTTCTACGTTGTCATACATCCAACGGAATACTTCTTCTGCTTCTTCTGGGCTGGCGCTTTGACACAGCAGTTTACGTGCTTCTGTGACACGACCGTGTTTGAACAAGTCTACACAATCTAGCTTCCAGTCTCGGGTGCTACGATCTGATTCACTTGGTGCCACAAGTTTGTTGCTTTGACTGTTTAGTTGCACAAGATTCAAACACTTACGTAAGTCTGGGTAAGTTGCTTTGACATAGCTGTCTAGTGTATCTAAATCAAACTCCACGCCTTCTTCTACCAGCACAGTGGCAACTCTAGCAGTAAACTCTGTTTGATCTGTTTTGGTAATATGAAAGCCTTGGCAACGTGAGTGCAAGGGTGGGATAATCTTGTTGGGATAGTTACAAGTTAGAATGAAACGCACTGATTGGCTGTAGTCTTCCATCAAGTTACGCATGGCCGGCTGCACTGAGTTTGGATTCAAGTAGTCAGCTTCGTCGATCAGCACAACCTTGAACTTGCCAAATGGCATTGTTTGACAGAATCCAATCAGCTTGTCCACCCATTCAATCTTACGACCTTCCTTGGACCCGTTTGCAAACATAACGTCATAGTCGTCTACGCCTAGTTCGTTGATCAACATCTTGGCCAGTGTGGTCTTACCTGTGCCTGGCGATCCTGACAGCAACAAATGCGGAATGCTTCCGTCTCGAATCCAGGCCTGCACTTGCTCACGCTGTGCGTCATCCACAAACACATAACCGTCCACTGTGTTGGGACGATATTTTTCTACCCATAGTTCTTTCATACGTTGTTCGATCCTATTCTGCTGTAGCCCAATTTGCTTTTGACTTCTCGTTGAGATTCCCGAAGTTCTTTATTATACTGTTCAATGACCAGCATTGCAAACTTTTCGGCGTTGTCCACGCTCATCCATTTGCCGCTGATATCCGTGCCAGCTTGTCGCATTAATTCTTTGATTTGTTTATTCATATCTGCTGCCTGGTTGCCCCGGTTCGTTTGAGTTGGTACACGCTAGTGTATGATCAGTTGATTTGGGGCAACGCTTGTTGCCACAATCTGGGCATACAATAAATGTGCTCACGGTCAATGGCCATCCTCTATCATCATATTTTAAACCCATGCAGCGATAACAGCCGCATTCTTTGGAGAAATACCAACGAGGTCTTGCACCAAAGATACGGTCTATGCTGTTGGCAAAATCTTCATATTTTACACTAAATGGTCTTGGGCTGTCGCCCTTGCCTCCGTCACTCATCGTCTATTACCTCTTCTAGTTCTTCGAATTTTTCACCGGTGTGAATATTGTATTCGATATTGCCAACACGCCAGCTTTCTGTCCATATATGTTGGTTATTAGATTGCTCACCTGGTCCAAGCAGACGCAACATTGTCATGATTTGCTCTTGTTCTTTTGGATCAGTGATGACACGCCTTTTCTTAGTAAGCCCTAGGCTTTTTATTAAGGCATAGCACTCTTCAGGAGTCATGTTTTTAACACGATCCTGGATTAGTTTTAGTCCACTCATACTAACTCTTCTAGGATGCCAAGCAGTTCAGCAGCAATCAGCAACCCACCTGTTGCCATAATAAAGGATGTTAGTAGAGCAGGATTGTTAGCACCTAGTATAAGTGCAAATCCTGCACCGATACGCAGGAAACTTTTAACAAGGCTAACATAAAAGTGGCCTTTGGATGTATCTTTTGGTTGAATTTCTATCATAGGTTTCCTGTGCGGGCAACGGCCCTGATTATAATTACAGCCATCATGTATAGGATGGCGACAAATATCACATTTCATCTAAAATCCTTAATCGGTGGTATGGGCGATTGTATAACTGATTTCTATTATACTCGATGATATCAAGATTGTCAAGCCATAACTGGCGCCATGTGTTCATATCTATAGAACACAATCTTTTGAACTCTTGAGAGAACGCATCAAATCTCCGTTGATCGTCCTGAATGAAATCGTAGCTGTAGTCAATAAAGGTTGGTAATCTCCAACCTTTTATAGATAGGTATTTAACAAAACCCGGTGCACTAAATGGCAAAATAAAATGTCCTTTGATCAGTGGATCCAAAGTTTTTTCTGTTGCAACCAGTGTATCCCCGGAATCCACAGATTCAGTGTAAACACTGAAAAAGGTTTCCCTATAGTAAGCATTGTGAACAGGTTGATAACCCTGCGGTGTTGTTGCCTTTGGCAGATATTTGACTTGTGTAGCACTGGGATTAACTGAGTTAGATTCCAATGGTCCAGTGTAACCACTGTGTTTGGCAACCAATTCAGCTAGTTGTTGTCTAAATGGGGTAGATGGTTTGTTTGGGCTAACAAACAATTTTGTTTTTTCATCTGCTGTGCCGATGTCTTGCAACAAAAAATCATCACTGTGATGCCAATGCCAAGGTCGATAGTTCCACTGTTGTTGTGTATAGTAGGCTTTGCTTCGGTTCCACATAAAATCATGGAACAAGATGTTGGGATGTGTGCGACTACGATCCTCGCACTCAACTATGACATAACTGTCTGGCTCAATATTAGACACCTGATGCCAACCTGCAATTTTGTCATTGCTGACATGTTGTAGATCAACACAGAAATTGAGAGTAGACTTTGTTTGAGGTGTTGGACTCATTGCATCCCAGACAGTTATGTCAGCAGCTGAACCAACATTGTGTAAGTCCAGCATCATTGTGGCACACAATCTAGCCACTGGATTGCTGCACAGATTAATCATTCTGCTGGGTATGCTGGATTGGGAACATCAAGCTCCCAAATGTGCCATTTAGGTTTGTTGATACCGGTTGTAGTATCTTTAAGCAATTCCATTGTGCGGTTATGCTCTGCTTCTTGTAGAGTAGAATAAAATCCAACACCTAAGCCGCTGGTACCGCTACCACCGTAGGTAAAGTTCATGCCAGTTTGTTTAACTAACTGATATATCTTAATAACTTTAGGTGGTTGGATTGGTTCCATTATCTACTCCGCATTGCTGGATTATTGTCCCAGAGATTATTGCGTCTAGACAAATCCATATCCTTCTCACGATCGGGTTCGTCCATTAGCACTCTAGCTGTTTCTGCGGCTGCTACTCGCTTACGTAAACTTGAGCTAGAGAATGAATGATCTCTGCCGTTGAACACCAATTCAATACCGCGTTGGTGACATTCCCACTTACCTGAGAATTCTTTGTCCTGATATTCTACTCCAAGGATTCTGACGTCAACCGGTAGAATAAGTAAGAGATCAACCAGATCCTGCTCCGTTGAATAAACCACAACTTCATCCACGTAACGGCAAGCCGCCAATTGAATCTGTCTTTCCACAATGCTCTGTACCGGCTTGTTTTTAGTATCTGGGCGATCGATGGTAGGGTCGGTTTGTAAACCACAGATAAGATAATCGCAGTGGTTTTTAGCTTCGGAGAGCATAGCCACGTGACCAGCATGTAGCATGTCGAAAGTTGAGAACGTAATCCCAATGCGTTTACCTTCTGCTTTGAGCTTTTTAATATGATTGAAAATCATAGTGAAAAATCATTTAACACAGTTTTGAGATTGGCGAGATCAGCGGGGTCAAGACAAATATCAAATTTCACACGCTCATCTTGGGGATCTTTAGACCCGTCAAATGTTGTAGTAATACGCAGGTAGGTCATACCAGCCACTGCCTCCACGGGCTTGATTTCCAAGAATGTATGCAAGCCGCCGGTGTTACTGATTAGTTTTTTCATTGAGTCTTTTCCACACTAGTTGTTGTTCAAGTTCATTAATAAACTCTTCTTCTCCTGCAAATTTTGGTGCAGTCCTTAAGAGTTCGTCGAGTTGATATTTTACTTTAAGTAAATCTTGTTTGCAATACCAAGAGGTAAAACCGTCGTTGTAATGGCTATGGACTTGTGCCGAACAGGCGTTGATTTGACGTTGAATATCATCAACGTCCCATCGTTTGATAAAACCCATTTATTTTCCTGATACAGCTTCAGAAATGGTGTCGTCGTGTCCGGGTTCTTCGTCCGACACTAACAAAATGTCTTTGTGGTCAATTCTACGGATAATATGTTTGCCAGTTTCGTCTTCAATGTTGACACCGCGGGTCCAACGCCCGTGTGCTACGCAGATCCATTGTCCTTCTTGAACTTCTGTTTGTTCAGGACCTACTGCATACACTCGTCCCCAGCGCGGGCGGATACCGTCACTCTTACCATTGTCGTTTAATAGAATGATACCCGAACTCAGTGTTCGACCTTCAAAGTTCATGTCTGAGGCAATTACCCAATCTCTCAAAGGTTTGAATTGACTCTTTTTAAAACGGTGTGGTTCAAATGCAAGTTTCGACATTTTATAGCTTTCTTACTCCAGCTGCTCGAGCAGCTTCTCTAGGGGTTGGTAATTTGGTTTGCTGAACAGTTTTGGCCTTGGCAATAGCCGCTGCTAAGCCACCTTGTAATTCTGGACTGGTGTTTTCAGAGTCTTGTGGATCTTCGGGTAAATCGGAAAATGAATCGGTGGGATCCACTGGCATTTCGGCTAGTTCTTGGTTGCGTCGAAGTGCAGCATTACTGGTGGTAGGTGCAATGCTTTGAGCATTGACTTGTTTTTGATATTGCCTGCTGACTTGTCGAGTCTTTTGATCAATAACCTGGTTATTGCTGTCCAGTTTGTCTCCTCGGGCGTTGACATTCATATTTCCCACTGCTCGAACTTGTTCGTTTTGAAGCATAAGGGCTCCCATGTCCACCGTCTTGCCCATAGCAGTTCGGTATTGTTTAGTTGTCATAGATATCTCCTGTTGTTATAGGTATTTAACGCAAGAACTCATGTGGGTCTAAATCATAGAACATAGAATTGATTCTATGAACCCCCAACAAATAAAGCACATAACTTGCCACACTGGATCCGCGTCCTACACCCCAAATAACATGATTTTCTTTTAGCACATCAACAAGATAATGTAGATAACGTAACAAGTCAAACAAGTCTCGTTCTTGGTATAACAGTAATTCTTCGCCTACTCGCTGTAGTTCTGCGTCTGTGCCACAAAGGTTTAGCACGTATGCGGCAATGTCTAAATCTTTGTATTCTTGAGGCATGTGCCAGTTTCGTTGTTTCATTGAGTCCCAGGCTGGCACACTCATATCACTAAAGTCAGGGAATGTCCATTCAACCAACTGGCCTGGGTCGTCAACTATGCTTATAATTCTTTCAAGATCTACAGTTTGATCAACTATGACTCTTTTCATTTCGGTAAGATTTCGGCCTTGCATGACCAAGTTACAAAGGTCTTCTTCGTTGAAGATCATTTCACCATTAGTGTTTTGTCTCATTGTTGCTTTGGTTAAAGTTAGCAAATACCACTTGACCTAGATCTTGTGTTACTTCGGCTTGTGACCAAGCCAGTTCTTGATCTCCCCATTCGTCGTCAGCATTAATAACAACAACATTGTCGCTTTCTTCGTCGTCATCTTCTTCAAGTTCTACATCACTGTGACGCAAGGTAGGTTCGCGCCACCAACCTGATTCTGGAAATAAATCTGTATGTTCATTTTCGTTGTGAAAATATTCAATGCTGTCACCGGCCTCCGAACTAAATCTAATCTCGGTTATTTTCATACGACCTTCCATGATAGCATTGAGTTTGTAGAATAACATAATGCCTACCACTTGGTCAACTGGCTCTTCGGGTAGAGTTGTAACATTTAATCCTATATCAGTAAAAATTTCAGCACGTTCTACATCAGTTTGATTGATAAAGATTGTGCTGTGCAGTTCATTTAGTAAAAAGTATTTGACTCTTTCCAAAGCAATATTTTGATCTTGTGGGTCCATGGTCTGAGTCAATAACTTAAGAGCCAATGTATAATTGGTCATCATTAACTCACCGTCGAACCAAGCACCTGCTGGAAAAGTAATGTTGTAGCGAAGTCTAACGTTCATTGTATATCAATCTTGTCATCGAGATTTTTACCAAGATCCTTGTTGGCAGCTTGATACATCTCTTGCAGTCGTTGGGAATGTTTTACTTGATAGCTTTCGATAGCCATCCTAATTTGATTGCACAAATGGCCATTGCCCATACTTTGGGCAATTCGTAGTTTGTTGTTGAGTTCTGTGATTTTAGCACCCAACTCATCAATCTTAAGACTGTCTAAGTTGGGGATCAGTGGATGTTCCATGTGTGTATTTTACAGCATGGTTCGGCGTCTGTCAATTAGTTAGGCAAACGCACACCCGTTGTTGCCGATACAGAACCATTTTGAGTTGATGTATTGCAAAGTGCAAGCATCGCCAATGTCATTAAATGTAATAGTTCCGGTGCCACTTGACTTCCAACCTGCGTTGGTCACAGTGATAACCATGTCACCAGAATCAGCATACATAGCAAAGGTTTTGATTTGTCCGTTTACCCCTGCTGCCAAAGTTCCTGTCTCGGCAGAACCAGTTGAAAAATAACTTGTAGTCAAAGCTAAATTAGCAGCAGCGCCGTTGGCCAAGTCTTCGGAACTGTTGTTGAATGGGGCAAGTTCTTTGTTAGATTCGACAATGGTAATTGTGGATCCACCGTCGCTGGTAATAAATTGGAACAAATAAGTTCCTACAGCAGCAAAAGTAATTACGTTGGTCGAAGTATTAATCCCTTGAATGCCTTGTGTGTTGACACTAACTGCCGCAGGCAATGTCAGCGTATGGGCTGTGCTAGTCACTGAGATTTGAACAAATACGATGCCAGTGACTCCGCTGGGTGGAAAATTGCTGAAACTCAAACTTACGCTGCCACCTGTGGTCAAAGTTTGAAAATGTCCAAACGAATAGTCAATGGCCTGACTGCCACTAGTGGTTCCTAAACTAACACGATACAGTCCAAAGTCAGAAACTACACCATTGCTTATTGCACTTCCTAACATGTCGTTGTCTAAAGTTGTTCCGGTGAGCGCAGACTTGAGCAACACATTGTTTTGTAAGTCAGTGATTTCGTCAGCAGCATACTGAAAGTTGGTTTTGGTGTTGGTAAAATTGTCACGAAAACCTTGTGAGTTGTTGTCTTGACCGGCAACTGGGTATGTGCCATCAATATTGTTTGGGTTAATGTTACTTGTCATGGTTTATCCTAAAATTGTCCTATATGGAAATACAAGGTATTTATCGTAGGCCTGAGTGTTCGAATACATATCTACAGGCGCAATAAAACGCAGGCTATCGTGATCAAACACAGTTTGTTCTGTGCTCAAATCAAAGTATGTTTCTGCTGGTGTAGGAACCCACATACCGCCGGGACTGGTGCTGTCCCCAATTGGATCCCAGTTTTTGCTGAGCAATCTATCTAACTCATAGCGGTCCACTTCAAAATCCACAAGATTCAACTGCTCACCAAATTTTGTGCGTATATAATAGGCCAGTTGATCTCCTTTGCCTGGTTTGGCATAGGCTAATACACAAGCAGGAGTAAAACCCAAAACACGACCATTGGCTTGTTTTGAAGTCATCCACAATGGCAATATATTCGCTACTTGCCCCACGGTGTCAATCACTTGATCTCTCATGTTAGGCAAACTGTTAGGATAAACTGTGCTAATTTCTGTTGAGTCTGCAGAGTTTATCGGGTAAGGCAGCGTCACAGATTTGCTTACACTTTGACCTTGTGCATTTACTAAATTGTCAATGACTTGTGTATATACTACTTCATATATTACTTCGCCTAGAGAATTTCTAGCTTGTGCAACTTTGATTTCGCCCAACGTGAGATTTTTCCAATAGTGATTTTCATACAAGCTGCTGACATAATCAGCATAGGTAGTAGAAGTTAGCCCAAATGCATGGTTATAAACAATTTTTGTTGCTCTTCCAAAATTTGGATCAGTGGGTCTATACAACAAGTCTGGTTGAAATATGTCAGCATTTTGCAATAAACTTTGAATCAATGCTCGGTCATTTATCGGTGGCATGGCTTCGATATACAAGTTTGTATAAGGCTCGTTGTATGCTCGACGAACAGTTACACTAAATTGTTTAGTGACATTGATCACTCCGTCTGTGCTGAATGCACGCACTGTGAATGTGTGCTTCATGTCAAACGTTGTTTCGGTGTTTTGTCCAGTGATGGCCAAATCATTCATAGTAACATCAAACGTTGTTGTTCCAAGGTCCAATGCAAATGTGTTAAAACTAACTCGACCGGCAATGTCTCCTGATGGTAATAGTTCTAGCCCTTGCGGCAGCGTTGAATCACTGCCACTTAACAATTCATACTGAATAGGGATTCCTGCAACATTCACAGCTTCAACATACAATGTGCTGGTAGCACCGTTGTCGATAGTGCCTAAATCAACTGGAACAATCCATTCTATCGCAGTTTCAATGGTTCCAATGATAGTCAAGCTATATTGATATTCGTTATAACTCAATGGGTCGATATCTTTGCTGATTCTCACACCAAAGTTATAGGTATTCTGGACCAGACCAAGGTTGGGAATGTAACCATACAACCAACCGGAATTTTGATCTAGTATAAGTCCCGGAATACCTGCACTGTCACCTGCATCAAACATTAGTTCGAAATCAACTTGATCGCCATCTAGGTCCAGGCCCACAAACTGGTATGCAAACCAGTTGTCATTTCGTGTTGTGCCAATACTGCCTTCGGGATTGATAATAATCGGCGGCCTAACTGGTGTAACATCGGCAGTGACAAATGTGTTATCTGCTGTGATGTCTGTTGTGTCTGCGGTAAGACTGTTTTTGCTATAAACATAGATGCTAAAAGTTCTAAGTTGACTGTAAACTCCGTCAGTTAATTCTAGTATAAACTCATAATTGGAATTCACGCTCAAGGTTCCAAAGTCATAGCTATACTCATCATAGCCCTGACCATCTCTACTGAATCCAGCTGTGGCATCGGTTGGGCTAAGTGGTGTAATAAACCCAGAGATCAATCCGGATGATGATATCGAAAGCCCAGCTGGTAAACTGCCAGCTATTAATCGAACACTAACAACAGCACCTGGGTCAACGTCTGTGTATTGAATCTGTAAATCTGTAACTAGTGAGCCATCATAATATTGTGCAATTTGCCCAGCTGGAGTTATGAATTGCGGCGGATTAGGGCCGGTAACAGTTAAACTAAATGTCCTGTCTCTAATTTGATCTACTACATAACTTCCGTTGATGTAGTTTGTGGTGTATGCTCGAACAGTGAATTTGCTGGTAACGTCCACGGCCACAGGAGTTGGCACACCTTGAATACTGGCCACAGCCTTGGGGGTTCCGATTATCAGTCCGTTGTCAGATACTTGAATTCCCGATGGTAACTGTCCTGCCTGCAGATTAAACAAAACGTGCTGTTTAAATTCTCCAGTCATTGTGCCAGTTGCTGTGGTCAATGCTATAGGGGTGGTAGTTCTTTCTGTTGCAGTGATAGAAAATTCTGTGCTGTTGTAAACATCGAGCACAAAATATCGAACAGTAGAACTTATACCTCCAAACACTGTGCCCAAAAACATCACGTTTAAGCCTGGGTAAATGTTGGCTGTGCTACTACAGGTAATTCTATTTGTGGCAGAACTGGTGGCCGTGCAGGTCACTGTGGCCACAACATCAGTGTCAGCCAACATGGCCAGCTGATAAAATATCCCTTCGGGAATACTACCTAAACTTCCGGCTGGGGTTATCCACTGTGGTTGCGACATAATGATTACCAGGGTGCAGTGTCAAACGCCACACGTTTCCAAATTTCACTCGAAGAATCATAGTCTGCTATGCAAACGTAAAGATAGCTGGTGTCGTATGCAATCATACCAGCAGCGTCGCCGACAGTTCCTGCTGGGGTCAGCGGTGGCGAATCTTGAACTCTACTGTAGAGTTCAGCAAAATTATTGTTGCACTTGATGTAAGCAGTGCGAATTGCATCACCTTGCCCGTCGTTGGGCGTAGTTCCTACATTTATTACTTGTAATGCCATTATTGAGTCCTCTGGAATGTATTTACCAGAAAACTCAAAGGGTTAAATGTGGATCATTGAATAGCAAAGCTAGAACCGCAGCCACAGGTAGTGGTTGCGTTGGGGTTGTCTATTGTAAAATTAGACCCCATTAAATCTTCTTTGTATTTGATAACAGCACCTTGAAGATATTGAAAACTCAATGAATCTACTAGAATTTTAACATCGTCGTAGACTTGTTCAAAATCATCGTCGTTTTGATCTTGGTCCAGGGTGAATCCATAGCTGAAGCCAGCACAGCCTCCGCCTTGCACAAATACACGCAGTTTGAGATCGGGGTTGTTTTCTTCGGCCAAAATATCTCGGATTTTGACCACAGCAGATTCGTCCAGTGTCATAGTCTTTCGTTGCAAACGTCCCAGTCAATGATTTTCCAAATGTTATCTAAATATTTTTCTTTGTCGCTTTGATAGTCTAGGGCCCACGCATGTTCCCACCAATCAACCAAAACCGCTATATCTGTGCGGACCTGGTGATTTGGGATTGTTTTGATCGCCCCACTTGTGCTCAAGTAAA